AACAAAATGCACTTCGTTGTGGAACAGGCTTGCGAATCACTAGCCGGTGTTTCTGCTTCACAAATTGAAATGAATTCACGCATACAGTTTACAACTGGTATGACATCCAAAGACATACAGGACATATTAATACGTTCTGCAAATGATCTAATAAGTTTAGAAGCACCCAACTATCAGTATGCGGCGGCGAGACTGTTGTTATGGAATGTGTACAAAGAAGTTTTTGGACAGTTCCAACCAAAACACTTTGTGGAAGTTATTGATCAAAATGTAAAGCGTGGTGTGTATGACAAACAGATTCTTGAAAACTATACAGAAACTGAATTAAAAAAATTAAACACATGGATCAGACATGATAGAGATTTAGAATTTACATTTGCAGGTTTAAGACAGGTGGTGGACAAATATCTTGTGCAAGACAGAAGCACAGGACAAGTGTATGAAACTCCACAACACATGTACATGATGATTGCAACAACATTGTTTGCAAACTATCCTGCTGAAACAAGAATGTCCTACATAAAAAAATATTATGATGCAATATCAACATTCCAAATAAACATTCCTACTCCTGTTATGGGAGGGGTGCGTACTCCAATCAAACAGTTTGCTTCTTGCGTGTTAGTTGATGTAGATGACAAACTGTCATCAATTTTTTCTTCTAATTCTGCTGTAGGATATTACATTGCACAAAGAGCAGGCATTGGATTAAACTTAGGTCGTATCAGAGGAATCAATTCTAAAATAAGAGGAGGAGAAGTTGCACACACAGGTGTGATTCCTTTCTTAAAAGTTTTTGAAGCCACAGTGCGTTCATGCACACAGAATGGAATACGTGGCGGGTCAGCAACTGTGCATTTTCCTATTTGGCATCAAGAGATTGAAGACATCCTTGTGTTAAAAAATAACAAAGGCACCGAAGACAATCGAGTGCGTAAACTGGACTATTCTATACAGATATCAAAACTGTTTTATGAAAGACTCTTAACAGATCAAGACATTACTCTGTTTTCACCGCATGATGTAAAAGACCTGTACGAAGTGTTTGGTGTTGACAACGACAAGTTTGAAGAACTTTATGTGAAGTATGAAAATGATAGAAAGACTCCTAAGAAAAAAATTAAAGCAATGGACCTGTTTTCTCAACTGCTCAAAGAACGTGCAGAAACAGGAAGAATATATGTAATGAACATTGATCATGCAAACACTCATTCTTCTTTTAAAGATGCTGTGCGTATGTCTAATCTGTGTCAAGAAATAACATTGCCAACTGTGCCAATTAAAGGCATAGATGATGAAGAAGGTGAGATTGCTCTTTGTATTCTCAGTGCTGTCAATGTTGGCACACTAAAAGACATTGACGAACTTGAATCCATCTGTGATCTAAGTGTGAGAGCATTGGATCAAATCATAGACTATCAAGGTTATCCAGTTAAAGCCGCCGAAATATCAACCAAAGCAAGAAGATCTTTAGGCATAGGCTATATTGGATTAGCACACTATCTTGCAAAAAACAAAGTAAAATATGATGATCCTAAAGCATGGGAACTTACACATAAACTAACAGAAGCATTTCAGTTTTATCTGCTCAAAGCATCAATGAAACTTGCTGAAGAGCGTGGCAAGTGTGATTATTATGACAGAACCAAATATTCAGATGGTATATTGCCCATCGATACTTACAAAAAAGAAGTTGACTCAATTGTAAAAGTAGACTATCAATATGATTGGGAATGGTTAAGGACTGAAATCAAAAAACATGGCCTAAGACACTCAACACTGTCGGCACAGATGCCATCAGAGTCATCATCTGTGGTCAGCAATGCAACAAATGGCATTGAGCCACCACGTGCTCATCTGTCTATTAAGAAGAGTAAAAAAGGTCCGCTGAAACAAGTTGTACCGCAATATCAAACTCTTAAAAACTATTACACACTGTTATGGGACATGCCAAGCAATGAAGGTTACATTAATATAGTGTCTGTGATGCAGAAGTTTTTTGATCAAGCCATATCAGGCAACTGGTCATACAATCCTACACATTTCGAAAACAATGAAGTGCCTATGAGTGTCATGTTAAAAGATTTATTAAACACTTATAAATTAGGTTGGAAAACATCTTACTATCAAAACACTTATGATTTTAAAGGCGAAGAGGAAACTGTGCAACCACAAGGCATAGACGACACTGTGCAAACTGATGCAGAACAAAAACCAAGAGAAGAATTTGCCAGTGACGCAGAGTATGAAGAATATTGTGATGCCTGTGCAATATAATGTCCGCTGTTCATCTTGAACCACTGCTTGTCGGTACCCCATTCGAAGATTGTTTTATTGTCGACTATGATGCACTGTATCATGGCAACAACAATGATCCTACTCTGCTTCTACAAAAATTAGAAGAAGCATCTAATCAAGCAGGTCCCATAATAATTGATAAAACTTGCGAGCATCTGCATGACGAACATTCTTATTGGGGAGGCGGTAGGGATAGTGATTTATCACGTGATGCATCACATATCAGTGGACTTAATAAACTGCTAGAAGAATACAAAATAAAAAATAGATGTGTGGTGTTTGATAACACATGGAACGATACGCATTGGCACACCTGGGGTATAAAACACATTGCAGGTCCTTTCTACATTTGGAACTACATTATAGAGGAAAGATTAAAAATACCGGCATGGAATCATAATCCTAGCAAACATTTTCTTTGTATGAACAATATACACAAATCACACAGACAGCAAGTGATTGAACGTTTGCATCATGATAATTGCATTGGTAAAACACTGTGGAGTTATAGAAATCCATGCGACAGCCAAGTGTTCACAAGTCCTACATATATTGATCAAGCCACAGGCAAATTCGATCAAACTGCTAATCTCAACGACTTGTACAGTGATTGTTTTTACACTATTGTTACAGAAACAGATTATACTGACAAAAACATAGAACACATTACAGAAAAAACTCTCATGGCAATACTGCACGGCACTGTGCCTATTATTGTAGGAGTCCCAGGTGCAATCAAATTGTGCAAAGACTTGGGATTTGACATGTATGATGGCATTATAGATAACAGTTATGATGCAGTTATAGACAACAATGAACGTTTTGAAAAGATAATGTACATGGTAGAAAACAAGTCTGCAGAAAAACATTTGGACAAACTAAGAACACTGTTACCAACTAGAGTGTTACGGAATCAATTGCTGTTAACCAATAGACAGTATTGGTTTAACCAAATAATTAATATTTTATTTGACAAATCGAAATTATTAAATTAATATAATTACTAACATGAGCAAAACAGTATTCAACCGCAACACAGTAGACTTTACAAAGCAACCACAATTTTTTGGCGAAGAACAAAATGTACAAAGATATGACACATTTAGATATCCTGAACTGGATAAACTGAATCAAAGAATGCTGGGATATTTTTGGCGTCCAGAAGAGATTTCTTTACAGAAAGATCGTGCAGACTACCAAAACTTCCGTCCTGAACAAAAACATATCTTCACTGCAAACTTAAAATATCAAACACTGTTGGATTCTGTGCAAGGTAGAGGTCCATGTTTATCATTCCTTCCGTATTGTTCTTTACCAGAACTAGAAGGTTGTATTATCACTTGGGACTTTATGGAAACCATTCATTCTCGTTCATACACGTACATTATGAAGAATGTGTATGCAGACCCATCAGAAGTGTTTGACACAATTTTAAATGATGAACAAATTGTAAAAAGAGCCATTTCAGTTACAGAAAATTATGACAGATTCTCTGAAGTAGCACAGAATTATTTTGTTAAAGGTGAAGGCAATATAGATGAAGTTAAGAAACAACTGTATCTTGCAATGGTTAATGTAAACATCTTAGAAGGATTAAGATTTTATGTTTCATTTGCTTGTACATTTGCGTTTGGTGAATTAAAACTTATGGAAGGTTCAGCAAAAATTATTTCTTTTATTGCGAGAGATGAAGCAACGCATCTTAATCTTTCGACACAGATCATAAAGAACTGGCACAACGATGATGGCGGAATGAAAAAGATTGCCGAGTCTTGCAAAGATGAAGTTGTACAAATGTATAGATTATGTGTGGAAGAAGAAAAAGCATGGGCAAAACATTTGATGAAAGAAGGCACAATCATTGGATTAAATGAAAATTTATTAGGGCAGTATGTTGAATTTGTTGCAAACAAAAGAATCAAAGCAATTGGGTTTGATCCATTGTTTGATCGTCCGGCAAACGCAAATCCTTTACCATGGACACAACATTGGTTATCATCAGCGGGACTACAGGTGGCCCCGCAGGAAACCGAAGTCGAGAGTTACATCATTGGCGGACTTAAACAAGACGTAGACAAAGATACCCTCAAAGATTTCAAACTTTAATGAGTGATATTCAAAACACCATAATCAAAATGTTATCGGATAAGTTTGACATCCCTGCAGACAAAATTAATCTTACAGATCATTTTATTGATGATTTACACGGAGACAGTTTAGACACAGTTGAAGTAGGCATAGAGGTAGAAACAAAATTTAACATTCTTATCCCTGATGATCATTTAGAAAAGATGGTAACTGTAGGAGATTTAGTAACATTTGTAGAAAAGGAAGTAAAATGATAGTAGAAACTGATTATAAAAAAGATGATGTAGTAACCATGAGAATCATAGGTGGTGAAGAAGTAATAGGCAGATTAGTCGATGCAACAGGCGATGCTTACACCATAGCAAAACCATATGCATTAGTACAAATGCAAAAAGGTCTTGGACTTGCTCCTTATGTGATGACCAGTGACCCTTCAAGTAAAATTAAAATGAGCAAAGGCAGTATAGTGTGTATAACCAAATCAAACACACAGGCCACAAATGATTATATCAAATCTACATCTGGTATTGTGCCAGCATCAGCAGGAGTGCCTGCTAACAAAGTGCCAAAATTAGACATCAAGTAGACATTTTTTCAAAAACTGTTATAATATAAAGTATTGACGTTGATGATATGGGAATAGCCTATAGGGACGTCGGGGCAGTACCGACTGGCTCCACCAACAAGATGGTGGCTTATGTAATCCCTTCCGGGGCCAAAATAGGATCGACCGTGGGTCAAAGCGTATCGGAGTTGATGGTTTGATCACCTAATGATTAATCTTAAATGCAGACGAATATGCATACGAGGAAGAGTTAGCCTTAGCGGCATAATTCTACCGGGGTTGGCAACTGACCTGGCAACAGAATAGTTGCACAGAATTAAATACTCTGTATGTATGAATATAGAGTGAATATAATAAAAGTAATTGACGGTGACACAGTAGATGTAGACATAGATCTAGGATTTGGTGTATGGTTAAAAGATGAACGTGTGAGAATTATGGGCATTGATACTCCTGAATCAAGAACTAGAGACTTGGTTGAAAAGCAATTTGGTTTAGCGGCCAAGGCAAGACTGCAAGAACTACTAGGCTTCACAGCAATACTGGCCACACAGGTATCGAAAGACGGGGAAGACATGAAAGGCAAGTTTGGAAGAATCCTTGGAGACTTCAAAACAGAAGACGGCCAGAAATGTGCAGACGTTCTAATTGAAGAAGGTCATGCTGTACTGTATACTGGTGGATCTAAAGAAGAGATTGAAGCACAACATCTAGCGAACCGCGAAAAACTAATTGAAGCAGGTACTGTAACTATATAGTTTTATGCTTAACTTATACCTAGTACAAACTAGTGACAAGCAAGGGCCTAATAGTTTTTTGCCATTGGCCATTTGTTACCAATGGATGTATGCACAAGCCGACGAACAAGTAAAACAAAACTATCATGTTGAGGATGTGCTGATTGAAAAAATTTCACCAAAAGAATATGTAAAGTCAATGCCAGTAGAGCCACATATTGTTGCGATGAGTTGTTATGTGTGGAATTGGGAATACAATCAAGAACTTGCAAAAGAGATTAAACAAACATATCCAAACTGTGACATAATTGTAGGTGGTCCCAATGTAGACAAACGCAATCCTAATTTCTTTGATGACTTTCCTATGTTTGATATTGCAGTATTAGGAGAAGGCGAACCAGCATTTCGACAGATATTAAAACAAAGACTAAAGAATAAAAACTACAAAGGTATTCCAAGTGTGTTTTCTAAGGGAGGAGATATACCTGACTTGCCAGAACGTTTTAGAGATCTAGAAGCAATACCAAGTCCTATACTGACTGGTTTTTATGATTGGATCATAGATAGAGTAGAAGCCAAACATGGCAAACAAATGTGGTGTGTCCCTTACGAAACACTTAGAGGATGTCCATATCAATGTACATTTTGTGATATCGGCGATCTCTACTGGACTAAAATTGCAAAGTTTGACATGCCGAGAATTCAAGCAGAGATTGATTGGATGGCAGACAGACAAATAGAATATGTTACTGTCTGCGATAGTAATTGGGGATTGTTGAAGCGTGACTTAGATATTACAGAATATGTTATTAAAAAGAAGAAAGAAACTGGATATCCAAATTTTTGGGACGTATCCTGGGCAAAAACAAACAGTGAAAACATATACAATATTGCAAAGATGGATAAAGAAGCAGGCACTAGGCTTTTTAAAGGTGTGACGTTTGCTATGCAAAGTTTAAATCCAGCAACTCAAAAAGCCAGTAAGCGAACTAATCTTAAAACTAACGAAGCATTAACATATATGACCAAGTACGAACAAGAGAACATTCCCACATACAGTGAACTGATATGGCCTATGCCTGATGAAACCTATGACACATTCAAACAAGGAATACAAACACTGGTCGATCTTGGGCAAAAAAGTTTCCTTATGGTAAATCCGTTGGTACTTACATTTAATGCCACTATGGGACAAAAGGATTACATTGAAGAATACGGATTGAAATGGAAAGAAGTTCCGTTAGATACTAACTTTCTTGGTCCACAAGATTTAAAAAATTACATTGTGGAAAAAACAATGGGAGTCTATGCCACGGGTACTGCTGATGAAGTCCAAACCATGAGAGGCAGGTTGTTTTCATATTTGTTTATTACCATGTACTACTTTGGATGGGCACACTATCTAATGGAGTACCTGCACAACAAGCACAACATTAAACATGTTGACTTCATTGAAAGTATGTTAGACTATATCTTTACAAAAAACTGTTTGATAGGAAACGAAATACGTGTCACTGAAAAATACATGCACGAGGTATTTCACGGAGATAGTTTCTGGGGCAGACAGGTATTAGAAAACGACATCTACTGGAAAGCCGAAAGTGCTATTAGTATAGTGTTTCATCAAAACAGAGACAAACTAAAGCATGAGATTATTGATTTTGTGTCCAACCAATATAAAATTGATGTGTCAGATGTGGTTGAATTTAATATGCACATGTGTAAAGATCCAAACATAAAGTATCCTTACAATATAAAAATTACAAAAGATACAAGTACCTACTGCCTTAACAATGATAGCACAGACTTAAAAGTTGATCATTGGGATAAAGAAGAACTTGATGAACGCCAGTTCTATCATGTAGCATATCATTACCAACGAAAAAATCGTTATTGGAAATGTACCTCTACTGCTATAGCATAGTAAACACTGTAATTCCTATTTAAATAATCCAATAAATTAGCGATAAACTACCCAGTTGACATGCCGTCGATCTGTCATATAATACTATTATGACTAGGATACTATTGGTGGTGATATCCTTCTTTGTAGGCGTTATATGGTGCAAACTTGGCCATGCTTTTGAGAAAGAGATTCTCGACCCAACAACAGAACCAGATGCAGTTTGTCTGGCACAAAACATTTATTTCGAAGCATCCGTTGAACCAACAGCAGGAAAGATAGCAGTTGGGTTGGTTGCTTTAAACAGAATGCACGATGCACGATACCCTGATACAATATGCGGAGTTGTCAAGGAAGGACCAGTAAAAGAATCGTGGAAGACCAAGCAACATGCAAATCTTTCAGATGATCAAAGAATTTATTACCCTATCAAATTTCGTTGTCAATTCACTTGGTACTGTGATGGTAAGGATGAAAAAATTAGATATCAAGACACATGGTTACAGTCACAGATAATAGCACTGCAGATTCTTGAAGGCCAATATGCTGGGATGGTTGAAGGTGCAACACATTATCATGCAAATTGGGTAGATCCTGCGTGGAGACATGAATTATCATACATAGGACAGATAGGAGATCATTTATTTTACAGATGGGAAAAATAATAGTTTTATTTGCGACTCTTTTACTAGGAGCATGTAGTCATTCCGCTATGTATTCTATTACAGGACACAGTCAGCAATCAGATCTTATAGAATCTGCATTTCAACAAGCGTTAGAACACAATCCAGATGGCGTTATAGCATATTGGGTGGATAACAAATCAGGCAAATCAGGCTCAGTAAAGCCACTCTATGCATCATATGATTTTGCAGGTCCTTGTAGACACTTTGAATTAGCATATTTTTACCCCGATAAGACTGTTTCATATCACTACGGACAGGCCTGTAGACGCAATCAGATTTGGCGAATGCACTAAATAAATAAAACGAAGGAAACACAAAGACAATGCCAAGTTATTTTTCAGTTAAGGGTGATACAAGAAAGCCAGCATATTTCAGAGTAAGTATAGATATGAGTGCATTTGACGATGCTCAAAGCAACGACAATGTGACCAGTGGAGCAGTAACACCAACTGGTAACTTTCCTACTTCGGATAGACCATACATCACAAACCTATCAACTCTAGCAACAAGCACAACTAGAGCAACCACACAAGGTGCCGCAGACGCAAGAGAACGTGGATTGATGAGATTTGAAAAAATGGTTCAAAACTTACAGACTGACACACTAGTGGACATACTAGACATAGAGATTTTAGAAGCAAACGGTGATGCACAAGCGACATTACTTGAATTTTCGATCAGTGTTGAATCACCTGATCATATCAACACAACAACCACTGATGGAATACCAGATGGTTCTACAAGAGCACTTGCAGGAAATGTTGATACAGCAGGCACAAACACTCAAGCAAACAGATTCAGAGCATTGATTGCCAGTGGCATTAACGGTGGCACAACCAGTGTTGACTTTTCAAGCACAACCACATACAAAGAACTTAGAACTCGTTATCTTCCTTTAACAGGCGGAACAGAGATGTCAGAAATTGAAGTTGGCAATCCAACAGCATACGGTGAAATATTTGATGCTATTGTTGTTAACCAACTAACTGGCACACTTGCAATTAGTGGTGGTGATGACTCGACGCAAATTCTAAAAACTAGCCAAAACTAATTGAAGTCTAGTCTTATATAGACCAGTCTTTATTCACTTAAATATTAAACAATGTTCTTAATAGCACTAGCATTTATCTGTGCTCTATCCATATCCGGTGTAGCAATCTACTATTCTGTGATTGGTTTAGCGGCAATCTTCGCGGCAGCCAAAGTGCCTATTTACATCATGGGTGGTGTGCTTGAAGTAGCAAAATTGGTCACTGCTTCCTGGCTCTATCAAAATTGGAAGAACATTCCTTTCTTAATCAAAACGTATTTGACCACTGCGGTTTTTGTATTAATGATTATTACATCATTAGGGATATTTGGATTTTTGTCCAAAGCACATATCGAGCAGGCCACACCCGCGGCAAACATTGTTGCAGAAATATCCAACTTCGAAGAACGAATTCTTAGAGAAGAAAACAAGATAATAAATCTGACTGCAAAGATAGACAGACTGAACAGTGGCGAAACAGTTGGTGCAGATGATCAACTCCTTAGAGAACAACAGATTATTGACAATGCACAAGACAAGATTGCCAGCAGTGTTGAGTTGATCCAAACACAGATTACAAATGCCCAACAACAGATCAATGACATACAAACAGATGCAGACAAAAAGATTGCACTGATCAAAGCAGATGTACCAGCCAAAGTAGAAGCAGAGCAAAACAAATTAAAACAGTTAGATGATGCTGTGAGTGCTATTCTTAATTCCAACAAAGCATTCTTTAACGAAGAGAAAGCGGCCTCAGAACTAAGAGCGACACAAAAACCTGAACGTGATGCAATTGCTGAAAATATAACCAAAATACAAAGCACAGCAGACAAGGAAGTCAAAGACATACAAACTGCTACAAACAAACAAATAGGCCCTTTACGTGCAAAAATAGACGGGTTTAATGCTGAAATAAGCGCCTTACAGGCCTCTGTTGAACAAGAAGTAGCACAAGCAAAGCAGAGAATAAACAAGATTAATCAAAAAGCAATTGACCAAGGTGAAGACTCTGCAGAACTTGTAACACAATATGAGTTGGACATAAACACAGCCTATGACACCATAGATCAATACAATGGTGATAAGTTTGTGCTTGAATCACAGATTAGAGAACTGTCTGCAGAAGTTGGCCCAATCAAATACATCGCACAATTTTTTGACAGAGACGGTGATGTGGACTTAGAAAGAGCAGTCACTTGGTTGATAGTGATCATAATGTTTGTGTTTGATCCATTAGCAGTGCTTCTGTTAATTGCAGTGAACATGAGTTTAAAAGCAAGATACGGTTGGTCCTTTGAAGGCGAAGCACCTGAGTCAGCAGGATCACGTGGTAATGTCAAACAAAAGATTGTAGAAAAAATTGTACGAGTTGAAGCAGATGTTGATGTGTCTACACCTCCTGCAATTACTAAATTAGAAAAGAAAGTAGAAAAAAAATTGTATAGAGGAGACAAATAATGGCAAACGAAAAACAAGAAACAATAGATTCGCTCTGGGCCAAATACAGAAACAATCTAGAAATGTTAGACAGTGCTTTAGACAGTATTGATGGATTAACAGCAGAACTTAAGACTGCTCAAGATGATGCAGAAGCAATGACTAGACTGTCAAAGGAATTGCAGACAGAAGTTAAAACTTTAAAGTCTGAACTTGGGCAAAAACCAAAAGAAGTTGAAGTAATCAAAGAAGTAGAAAGAGAAGTTGAGAAGATTGTAGAAGTAGAAGCAAAAATTGATCTGTCTACTCCTACTGCTGTGGCCGATCTTGAAGCCAAACTTGCAAAAAAATTGAACAAGGATGTCGGATAATATCAAAAAAGAATTAGATACTTTGTGGATCAAGTATCAAAAAACTTTGGAGATGTTGGATCAAACTCTGGATGAACTGGATAAAAAACCAAAAGAAGTTGAAATACCAATTACTGAATATGTTGAAGTACCTAAAATTGTAGAAGTAGAAGTTGTCAAAGACATTGCACAAGAAACAAAAGATGCCTACGAAAGACAAATTGCTGATCTTCAAGCACAACTGAATACAAAAAATTTGCCACAACCTGGCACAGACTATTGGGGCAGACCAAAAAATCCTAATCCTTCGAAGAAACTTATATCCGATGAAGCCGCAGAATCTTTAGCAAGTCAAAAATATCAAAAAATCGTAAATCTTGTACGTGAAGGCATGTTAGACATAAACACACTTACAGTGGCAGAACAAGAGATAGTAAAAAAACTTTTAGATGAATAATAAAATTACTTTTTGCACATACCCAGACACAGTCATAGGTGAACCAGTGTATGCAATTAAGAACTACTCCAACGAGACTATAAAAAATTTATTAACTGATCTCGAACACAACACCGTATTTTATTTGATAGAACAAACAAATCCAAATGAATGGTTGAAAAAAGTTTTAGATCAAGTTACAATTATATTCGACTGTAATAAAATATCTTACAAACAAATTATACAAACATGCCAAAAAAAATAGAACAATGCTCCTTTTGTAATAAAACAAAAGAAGAAGTAAACAAACTTATTGCTTCTGAAACTTCTGCAATATGTGACGAATGTGTCACTAAATGTGGATTAATTCTCGATGATGATACTGGAGATATAAAAGGCGATAAAATTAATGATGTTGACCCACACGAAATTAAAGAATTCTTAGATCACAATGTTATTGGACAATATGATGCCAAATTACAAATCGCTGTCTCAGTGTTTCTACATTACAAAAGACTACAACATCCTGACATCCTAGAAAAATCCAACGTGTGTATGATAGGCCCAACTGGCTCAGGCAAAACCCTACTTGCTAAGTCTATAGCAAACTATCTTGATGTGCCTTTCTATATTGCTGATGCAACCACACTAACAGAATCAGGTTATGTAGGAGATGATGTTGAAACGGTTATTGCAAGTCTAGTTGAACACTCAGGTGGAGACATTGCTCGTGCAGAACGAGGCATTGTATTTTTAGATGAAATTGATAAGATTGCCCGAAAATCAGAGAATGTTTCTATTACAAGAGACGTGTCAGGTGAAGGTGTGCAACAAGCATTACTTAAAGTTATAGAAGGTACAAAATTAAAAATACAGATGAAACGCAATAGAAAACACCCACAAGGAGAGTCTATTGAGGTAGATACTTCCAACATTTTGTTTATATGTTCTGGGGCATTTGTAGGGTTGGACCAAATCAAAAAAACCGATCACGGACTAGGGTTTATGCAAGAAGCCAAAAAGGAAACAAATCATAATGCAACAAAAGAAGATCATTTGATAAAATATGGACTCATACCAGAGTTTGTTGGCAGAATTGGGAATATTGTAGAACTAAAAAAACTTACAGTAGAAGAATTGTGTAAAATTATTACAGAATCAAAAATATCTCCTTTTTTACAATACCAAAATATAATGGCAACAGAAGACATAGAATGTAGTATAGATATGGACGCTGTCATATCAATTGCATCCAAGTGTCATAAATCCGACATAGGTGCTAGAGGCATAAAAAATTACTTTGACCAAATTTTACGCCAATCAATATATGACATCAAACATCTCAAGTCTAAAAATCTTAGTAAAATACACATTAATAGCACAGTGGTAGACAAAATGACAGATCCCATATATACTTTTGCTAATGATTAAGAAACCATACAGAGAACGTCAAACCTCACGTCACATAGAAGTAGAAGTTAAAGGTGATGTGATGAAAGCATGGCGAAAAATGAAAAAGAAGATGATGACTGCAAGAACATTAGAAGAAGTTAAAGAACGTAGATATTTTCAAAAACCAAGTATTGTTAAAAGAGAATACGAAAAACGTCTAAAAAGACAAGCGGCTAAGAACAAACGCCTGCAAGAAGAAAAATTTTAATCTCCCTCTTGACATTTTAAATATCCACACTATATTAAATACAGTAGTAGGGTGCTTGATAGGCC